TCCCGCATAAGCCTGGGCAATGAGTATCTTGAGTATCGGACCCATGTCCTTCCAGCTGGCCGAGAACCGGTCAGGGTCGATATGCGAATCCCACATCGCCCGGATGGCGTTCTTGACGTACTCGCTGACAGCACCCTGGTCGGACTCGTAATGTGCATCCAGAGCCCGTGGCGGACTCGGGGCGATAGCCGCGAGAGGACCGGACGTGCCCGTGCCAAGGAACCGGTAGGCACGAGGGCCTCTTGAACCAGGGCTCCGGGCCTCCGGTATACCCCTAGGCCGTTCGCGCCCCTTAATCGCGTCCCGGTCGGTTTGCGGAGTCCGGTCGAAGGTCGTATCCTGGCTAATGGACATTCACACCACCGCCACCAGTAGCTGGCCGGGCCGACCGCGAGCCCGTCGTCTTGGTTATCCGGCCCTGAGTACCGGCTGGTATCTGAACCGGGACGGTAGCCTCAACGCCACCGCCTCCAGGACCGCCACCAACGCTAGACGTGATACTGGAGTACTGAGGCTGGCTCTGTAGAGCTGCGGCCACGGCGTCCTTGACGACATCCTTCGCGTTGTATTCCTGCTTCGCGCGTACCCAGGAATTGACATCGTCGGCGGTCGCGCCTGGTATGAGACGCCATAGCTCTTCAACTGGGATGCCGAGCATCTGAGCAGCCTTGCCTAGCCCGTCGATAGTTGCAGCGAATGCCCGGGCGCTCGTATTACGCCAGACTACCTCGCCGTTTAGGTCATTCCATCCCTTCTTGTCGCCTGCGGCCAGGGCATTGAGCCGGAAGCTATTGCGCCACGGGTCAGTGAGGATAGACTGTAGCTCTTCGACCTTGCGATCGAGTCCATCCCGTGCGGCGGCCAGGGCTTCTGCCGACAGGTTAGCGATCTGGCCCAGGAGGTGATACGGCGGTACTTGCGAGATTGTCGACATGTGCCTAATGCCGGCCTCGCGGCTATTGATGTACGGCTCCAGGTGCGTCTCGTTGAATTCGCCAAACCTGCTGGTCGGGTCCTCGGCAGCCCACACGCGATCGACGCCTGGCTGGAATGGAGGCTTGGGGCGTCCTGCCTCGTCGGACGGTGCCATACCAGTAACCCAGCGCTGCTTGAATGCCTGGTACTGCTCGGCCATCATCAAGTTGAACGTCGTCGCGTTAATCTGGTCCTGGACAGGGATGAGCGGCTCTACCTCGCCTGAGCAGTCAGTCTCGCCGTCTAGGTCAGCTTCGTACAGGAACCTGACAACAGGGCAAATCCCGAGCCCGTGCGTCATGATTGGGGACATGCCATTGATGTATGGATCATCCGGCGCGGCTAGCTGAAGACTGAGCTGAGAGACGTTCGACACAATGCCAGTAGTCTTACTGACCAAGATATATCGTGTCTGGTCATCATACAGCGTTACGATCACGCGCTGGTCCTGTACACGCATTGGGTTACCAGTGACACGTACCTCAATTGCGACCTGCGGCCACTCATCGTCTATATCATCAGCGTAGAAGGCTGTCATCCGGCGCGGGCTAACTGGGCGCATAACCGGCACATCATCAGCCTCAAGCTCTTCATCCCGCGCCATCTGGCCGGGAAGGACAACTATATACGCAGACCCATACTTGCTAACAGAACGGTGAATACCGTGCTGACGTGAGATCATACGGTTAGCCCTGAACGTATTCCACATTGGGTCAGTGTCTATGCTCGATGCCGTCTCAATGGTCGTCTCGCCAGACGGCTTGTAACCGTCTACATGTAGATTCTCCGAGATGACTGAAACGACAAGCGGCAGAAAGTTGCGCTTAGCCTTCGACATGATCCAGCGGTACTCAGCATTGACTCCCTTGGGAGCATACGGCTTATCATGCCGGCCTCGCATGTACCTGGATATCTTGTCAAGTCGAACCTGATCCGACGCGCGGAGCTGCATCATCTGCTCGGCTAGAACGTTAACATCTTGGATGTCGACTATCATAAGTCCAGCCACCTAATCTCTGTCCCGTATTCAGGATGACCGTGTATCTTCTCGACATCATCCCAGCTTTGCCATACAGAGTGAGACCTGAATTGTGTCATCCATCGAAGACACACAGTGCCGTCGCTGAATACAACGCCCTCAAACTGAACCTCTTCAGGCGCATTGGCAGCACCCTGCTCTCGATACCCCTCAGGCGGATTTGGACGATAACATTCAAATCTTCTCATCATTAGCTGAAACTCCAGACTGTCCTCTTTTGCGCGCGCTCAGCCTCGCGCTTCTGCTCCTTGAAGTTCTTGCTTGACAAGACCAGCCTCCGCGCGTGGCGAGCTATGATCATCGCTACACACGCGTCAATCTTACGCGATGACTTTGGGCTCTCCTTGGCGATGCTGATGCCCCAGCGGTTCGGCCGACGCCGGGCGTTTACGACATGGCGGCCGAGAAAGCTGTCGCCGTCGTGTACGAACGTCCCGCTCTCAATCTCGCCCAGCACCATTTCACAGGCCATGGTGAACTCAGCAATATGAGAACGCATATCCCATGCTACGGGCTGAGGGTCGCGCCCGGCTGGTACCGCCCAGACTGGCAACTCATCCTCAAACATATCACGCCAGGTAATCTTGGTGTGCTCTTCCCACTCGTTTACATCCGCAAAGAATGCACACACGTGCCAGCGCTTGGCTGCGGCCTCGACAGCGGCGCTGACTTCATGCACAGGAATTGGAACACGGCCGTCATCCGTCTCCCAGATGCCTAGGCTGAATGTAAAGCCTGTCTCAACATGACAGCCGATCAGAGCGGTGGCATCATTGATACGGCTACCGTCAAAGCCAATGGTGATATCATCACCGTCAGCAATGTAAAAAGCTGGATCAGCGAGCTTAGACCAAAACTGCTGCGTCGTCCATGCATCCTCAGCCGCCTCTGGCCAGTTCAGGTAGTACCGCTTCGATACATCGAGAGGATTCTTAGGGGACAGGATACGGTTCTGTACAATGTCGTCGACATCGACCCAGTAAGCGTCACCGTAAGCGTGCTGGACTCCGCGCTCGATGGACTTGTCATCTTCAAAGTCAGTGTCTGGTGGAGCCATTCGAGAGTCATACAGAATTCTACCTCGTCCACGCAAGCGTCCCTCTTCCTGAGCAACCCAAGCATCAAAGGTAGACTCAGCCACTGACTCTTTTCCAGGCTCCCATGCATTGCTCGTCTCCAGTAGTCGACTGCCGGACTTGCCAACGTTACGGTCGAGGACCTCTGATAGCGCCTTGCCACCGTTGACAGGCAAGAAACTCTCTGTCTGGTCTAGGATAGCAAAAGTGACCAGGGCGCCTTCCTCAGTGACCGGGCTCGACGTGATGACCATGAGCTGTCCACCACCCGGTATGTGGAACACAGTCTTACCTGTCTCGACATCATAATCTCCACGTATGCGGGATTTGGGAGGCAGAAGTGCGCGTACCATACGCATTGTATTGACATTTGCCTGGTCATGACTGGTAGCGGCAATTTGCACGAGGGGCATGCCAACAGGTCGTCCAACGCAGCCTCCGAGCACCCGCTTGTCAAAGTCCTTGAGCCTGACTGGCGCTAGTAGCTCGATAAGACTCATAACCGCTGCAAATGGAGACTTGCCAGCGCCTTTTGGGTATCGTCGCACACCGTGATAAAACAGCCAGCGACCCTTCTCATCAAGGGCATACCACCATAGAATGAACCTGACCTGGCTCTCGATGAACTCCCACCGCTCGCCTGTATTCGGGCCATCGGGCTGTCGCAGGTACTTGGACGCCCAGTGAATGGCCTCCCAGCCGAGTGTCAGCTCAGGAATACCGTCAGGTATTGTCACCGTACGATCGCGTGGAGCTATCATCCGCGCTCCCGGTCCCGCTCTCGCCTACTATCGCGGGCGAACAGTTCAGAAAAGATGATCCACAGGCATGCGATCAGCGAGAACGACAAGTATGTTGCCAGCACAATAGTGCATGCCACGTAGTACATGTGATGCCAGTGCATACCTCAACCTTCCCGGCGAACGGTTGAGGTTACGGAAAGCAGAGAACGTTGGAAGAGAGGCCGTTGCCGAGTGCGCCTGCGCCGCCTGCTCCAAGAGCAGTGACATTCGCACGGGCGTAACGGAATCTGGCGTCTGTCGCGGCGGTAACCCAGCCATCGCCGGTGACACTTCCGCGAGCCGTCCATGTGCTGTTGTCTGGACTCGTCTCCAGGGCTACGACGCTGTCCGCGACCGGACTGCAGACCCGTAGCGAGAATGCCCGGAATAGATTGCCTGCCCCTGCGTCGTGCTTGACTGCGCCTGGTCCTGTCGCAGCATGTACATTCTGCGCGTAGTTGGTCATGGTTCCTCCATGTGCCCTAGGCTGACGGGACGGAATGCAGACGGCCTTGCCATCCTTGGACCGCCGCGTCAGCTGCTTCTTCATCCTCATCTTCTTGTACGGGCTCTGCCAACTCTATGCGGCTTCGCTTACGGTCGGAGAGGGTAGCTCCAAGCCGCTCGCTCAGACGCACAAACTGCGCCAGGATACTGGCGTTATGCGTTCTCAGGAACACATTATAGGCATCAGCCGCAGCGACGGCAGTTGCCCAGTCAGACGGCTCAAAGAAATCAGAATGGCCGGAAAGCCGGAGCGAGTTGTACCAGCTCCTGGCTTTCGGCATCCAGCTCTTGTCCGCTTCCGGTATGGGGAGGTCCTTATCAGCAGCCGCGCCACTCGTCACCTTGATGAAGCGTGGATCATCTCCACGGCCAGTTCCCGCACCTGTGCGGTTTGCTGGTCTCTTCTTAGGCGCTGGCATTGACTTCCTTTCCATATTTCACTGGCCTGGTACCCGGGAGGTCCTGCTGGGGTCAGCGTTACCACCTTGGGAGGGGAACCAGGCCAGCCATCCGTATTCTACCGTACGAGCGCCGGCACAGTCTAGCTCAAGCGCGCTGTCCTCGCGCGATACTCCGCGCGTACGCGCCTAGATGACGCGCGGCTTGATATGCCCTGCGTGAACAGCCGTATCGATATAGAGCTGAAACCCTGCTGCCTTGGCGCGACGGCAGAAAGTAAAGTCCTCTCCAAACATTTCAGTGCCGATGAACTCATGTTGGAACCATCGGAATGGAGGCTTGCCTGGAATGGCCTCAAACACATCGCGATGTATGAGTAGGCACCCCGCGCCGGTGCCATCTGCCTTGACTAGCTCTCCAGGCTCAAACTTGCTCTGGACCTGAAATATGCCCATGTCGCCTATGCTGAAGTCAGCGATCTGGTTGTATATCTGCGGGAATGGCGGACTCTGGTTGACATAGATGAGAGCGCCAATGAGAGGCAGTCCTCTCGCCATAAGCCGGGTGATAACGCATGCCGGGAGGATTATGTCCGTATCGACTGACAGGAACCATTCCCTGTCGCTTGCGAGAAACTTGTCGACCACGGCATTGCGGGCCTTGTCGACATACGGCTCTGAGAACTCCTCTATGACGAGAGCGCCATCCCTGCTCATCTCGTCGATGACTGACGTCATGAACCTGGCATGTACCAGCTCGCCATGCACATATCCGATTGCTACGCCGTGTGGCTTCATGTCTTGGCCTCAACGTCCCTAGGCTTAGTCAGCCATCCTGGGTCGGTGGCCAGTACAACATCGGTACGACCTGCCATGTTTGGGTCCTCGATGACCTCGCGCACCTCTTCGTTGCCTAGCAAGCTGATGGCGTATTCCTTCAGGCCTGGCGCGCAATATGCTGCCACGGCACTATCCGGGTTAATGTTCACGCCCCTAGTATATCGCGCTCAGGCTCGACGCGCTACACCATCTGCGCGCGGAATAACAGCCTAGACAGTGCATGTGCAGAGCATTCAAAATTGCTTCAATTTTGCCACAACCG